TTGAGCACACGATCAAAGAGATCCGTGAGAAAGTCGGCGATGGAAAAGTTCTCCTTGCTCTTTCAGGCGGTGTAGATTCCTCCGTAGCAGCAGGACTTCTTTCCAGAGCAATCGGCAAGCAGCTTACCTGCGTATTTGTAGACCACGGACTTCTTCGTAAAGATGAGGGAGATGAGGTTGAGGGTGTGTTCGGACCGAACGGACAGTTTGACCTGAATTTTATCCGTGTTAATGCACAGCAGAGATATTATGATAAGCTTGCAGGCGTTACAGAGCCTGAGGCGAAACGTAAGATCATCGGTGAGGAATTTATCCGTATCTTTGAGGAAGAAGCCAAGAAGATCGGTGCTGTAGATTTCCTTGCACAGGGAACCATTTATCCGGACGTTGTAGAGAGTGGTCTTGGCGGAGAATCCGCAGTGATCAAATCCCATCACAACGTAGGTGGACTTCCTGATTTCGTAGATTTCAAAGAAATCATCGAGCCGCTCCGCGACCTCTTTAAAGATGAGGTTCGTAAAGCCGGTCTTGAGCTTGGTATCCCGGAAAGACTGGTATTCCGTCAGCCATTCCCGGGCCCGGGACTTGGAATCCGTATCATCGGTGAAGTCACCGAAGAAAAAGTACGCATCGTACAGGATGCAGACTACATCTACCGTGAAGAAGTCGACAATGCAGCCGCCGACTACAAGAAAGAACACGGAGAAGATCCATCCTGGATGCCGAACCAGTACTTTGCAGCCCTTACCAACATGCGAAGTGTAGGCGTAATGGGAGACTTCAGAACATACGATTATGCAGTGGCACTCCGCGCCGTTAAGACTATTGACTTTATGACTGCTGAATCTGCTGAGATTCCTTATGCAGTGCTTAATAAGGTGATGAACCGTATTATTAATGAAGTTAAGGGCATAAACCGCGTATTCTATGATCTTACAAGTAAGCCGCCTGGAACGATTGAGTTTGAATAATGAGCAAAATCCCAGAAATCCTTTATTCACAAGGGTTTCCGGGATTTTATTTTTGCCTGTGATGCTACGGTGATGTTAATGGGGAGAAAGTGTCTTATTTTTGGGGATTTTTTGTTATTATATGATACTGTACGTTTCATACGTTTTTATCTTCTGCATTATCATTTGTGGCTCTTACTTCATTGAGAGCGTCAGCAAGCTTCCTGTCTTTTCCTGGATACAAATGAGCATAAACTTTCCAGGTTGTTTCCGGTGATTCATGTCCAAGCCGGTCCGAAATCTCTTTGATGGAAAACTTCATGTCAATCAGCATACTTGCGTGGGAATGACGAAGATCATGGATCCTGATCTCCGGAAGACCAGATCTGGCAGTTGCACGTTTAAATTCCGATCGCATACCGGATTTCTGAAAATAGAAGATACGCTCATCTGGTTCTATAGCCATGCTGGCAACATAATCCTGAAGCTCTTTATACAGAGATTGCGGAATGTTCACGACACGTTTGCTCTTTTCGGTTTTGGGTGTCTGGAAGTATTGCTCGCCTTTTATAACCACAAAATTCTTGTTAATTGATATGGAGCAGTCCGGCAGGATATCCGCCGGAGTAATAGCCAGAACTTCTGCAGATCGGAGTCCTCCATAGAACATGAGGCTGAACGCCATCCGGTACGCACTTTTCTTTTCAAAGTTAAGGAAGTAGTCAAATTGCTCTCTGGTCCAGATGTTCATTTCATCTGCACTGCTTTTCCCGATCGCACCAGCTGCAAGGCATGGATTGCTCCGGAGCTTATAGTATTTGACAGCATAATTCATGATAGCAGACATCTGGTTATTGATGGTCTTCAGATACGTCTGAGAATAAGGATTTCCCTTATCGTCCCTGTAATTAATCATGGCATCTTGCCACCGGTGGATCACGATCGGAGTAATGTCACCGATCTTCATATCTTTAAAGAATGGCAGCAGTTTCATGTCTATCAGATACTGCTTGTTTTCCAAAGTGGTCAGTTTCAGCCGGGAGCTGCAGTCTGACATATAATTCTTGATCAGAGCAGAAAACAGGATATCTGGATCCTTGGCGCCCTGCGCCAGAAAGTCACGTTCCCATTCTACAGCCTCTTTTTTGGTAGAAAACCCCCTTTTGCATTTATGCTGACGCTTGCCAAGCCAATCATCATAGTAGAAGTTGGCGTACCATTTTGTCTTTCCATCTTTGGTAAAATACTTATAAGCCGGCATCTGAATCCTCCGTTACTAAACAAATGTGTCAAGCAAATGTAATCAACAAATGTTTGACAAAAATGTTGAATATAGATATAATGTACTTAACAAGAGAACCGTTGGTCAGTGCACACCTGACCGCCGGATAGAGTAGTAACTAAAAAATAGCGCCTTACTTTACCAGAGCAGGGGCGCTATTTTTTATGCATTAAATTGATAACAAGAGTTACAACTGCACAAAGCATAATTACAAAGGTAAAAAGATCTCCATATGTAACCATCAGCACCAGCCTCCTTTCACATAAGTGTCCGGCGGCTGACATAACACCCCAACGGTTCCCCAGTTAAATATACTATTCTGTTTTTTCTTCTTCCATCTTCTCCATCATTCCCAAAAAGATACGTTTTCCCTTCTTGGATAACTGACGGTACCGCAGGATGATATCCTGTTCGTCTTCTGAAGCAATGGCACAGCTGTATTCAGAATTACCCACAAGGTAATCCATAGAGGTGTCGAGGGCTTTTGACAGGCTTGCAGTGGCATCTATTCCAGGAACAGTCTTTCCGGCCAGAATGTCACAGCAGGTTTCCTCTGTCAGCGTTGATTTTTTGATCAGGTCCGGAAGGCTCATCTGCAACTGAGCCAAACGGGCTTTTGTTCTTGCTTGCACTGCGGAAACTTCTTTTGGATCCGCAACAGCATATCTTGAAGTAGTCCGGCCAAGAATGTAATCTGCTGGCACACCGAAGTATGCAGCGCTGCGATTAACAAATTCTGTTGACGGGAAAGAGTAACCTCTTTCGACATTCGATACTACTTGGCCAGAAAAACCTATTGCTTTTCCAAGTTCGGACTGACGCAGATTAGCCTCAGCCCGCAATTCTTTTATTCGTTCACCAATTGTCATAAAAACTATTCCTCTTATTAATATCTGCCACCGCGTTGGATTCCAATATCAGAAATCTTATCGTTATCAATTATGAAACCTATATCTTCTGATACCTTATATGAAACCGACTTGCCTGAATTCGGTTCTGGCTTTGGAATTATTTTTCCACAAAATTCAGCACCTTCAAATAGTACGACTACGGATACTGCGCTACTGTCAATAGAAGAAATAGTACTTTCGATATCCTCTGGATCAGCAGCTTCAATCTGGGCATTGTACATCTCAACCAGTTTCTTTTGAGCGTCGGTAACGGTGGTGCCATCATAGCCTACCTGTACTGAAAAATATTTGGAATCATACGCTGAAAATAAATTCGAAATTGTATCACCAATTTTTATGCCACGAAATGTTTTGCTATCAGGATAAGCAGAGGCCATTATATGATCTTCTGAATCAGGTATCTCAATAGGAGCGTCATTTTTATCGTATAATTTAAAATCTTCCAGTGAAAACCATTTTTCCTGATTCTCATATTGTGAAAGCAGTTCTTTGGCAGCTCCTTCTGGCTTATATTCCCCTGTTTTGTAGTCTTTAATTTCAAACGCGGTTGCATCAGCGGAAACCGGATTGACCCAATAATAAATCAGATCATCACTACTACTGTGGATATTCGTTATAGAAGAGCAACTCCAAGTATTGTCTTTTGTATAGTAGCAGACCGCCTCCATGGCTACGCCATCTGCTGATAAAATTACTTGTGCAACTGTTTGAGAATCTTCTTTTTTCTCTAAATCGTAAGAGGAAACTTTTTTAACACCCATATCATTCAACGACTCGGAAATTGCATCGGATAATTGGGAAGCATCTCCAGAAACGTATTTTTGATCGATATTAATACCATAATCGGATGCTGCGAATACAGGGATAGTATTGGCAAAAATCAATGAGCAGGTAAGTGCAATTATTTTCTTTTTCATAGTCATTCCCCCCTTTTGCTTCGGTACCACTCGAAGCTTATTATTTTGCTTTCTTAAGAGGTTCGGCAGTATCTGTTTCCTGCCGTTTTAAACATTTTATGTACCCCTTCAATTCACCTCGAAATTCCAACTGCGCATCATGCGGAAGTTGGTGAAATAGTTTTAAAATATCTTGATCCTCTTGGGATATAGAAATGGATTTTTCACCAAGCAATATATAGTCAGTTGATACGCCGAAATATTTTGCTAGCTTAACAACGACATCACAAGAAGGCTTACTTCCTTTTTTCCAATCCGAGACAGAAGAATTGGAAATTTCCAAATCAGAAGTGAGCTTTTTGGCCGTAATTCCGTTTTCTTTTAACAATGCAAGGATTCTATCTAACATGAAACCTACCTTTCAATAAAAATTGGAAATATCCAAATAAAAGTATTGACAAATTGGAAATATCCAATTATTATTAAAAATGTAATAAACAAATGTTTAATGCAAAACAAAAAAAGAGAGAGTTACATCGATGATAAATCGGAGAGCAATGCTTTATTGTTTTCTTCAATCATGGCCGCCACAGCAATGATAAGAGCCTCAGCAGATGCTTCCGACATAACAGTGTTTCCGGCAGGAACGCCGTTTCTTAATAATTCAGATAGAATCCGGCGGTTTTCGTCACCATAACGTTTAAGCCCAATTCTTCTGAGATTATCAATCCAATTATCCATGATAACTCCTTTCTGATTATTTTAATGCAATCGCAAACAAATGTAAACAACAAATGTAATAAACATTTGTTGAAAACGGAGGTGATATTTTGAAGCGAAAACTGTCGCCATGGTGCAAAGAAGTAAAGAAAACCCTAATTGACAGAGATATGTCTGTCACGGAATTATGCGGTGAAGTTGGGATGTGCAGGAACTATGTGACAACCACCATAAATGGAAGAATGTATGCACCTGCACTTGCTGAAAAAATCAGCAAGGCTCTGGATATCGATACAGAGTACACAATTTAATTATCATAACTTGATTATACAGCTTATAGAAGGAGAGAAAAATGTCGAAATTTGCTACGAAAGCAGCGGCTAATATGTTTTGCCAGGCACGATATGAGGCGGCAAAGTCAAATGAGCGTCTGAGCAGCAGAGAAGGTGCCGCGGAAGAAATAGGAATCGACCGTACAAGGTTAGCCAGAATCGAACTTGGGAGCACAATACCATATCAGGAAGAGGTCCTTTTAATGGCTGACTGCTATAAGGCACCGGAATTGAAAGGAAATTATTGCCGGGAGATGTGCCCGCTTGGAAAGAACATGCCGAAGATCGAGAATGCAGGACTGGATAGAATCAGCCTGAGAATGCTTTCTTCTTTAAAGAAGATAAACGAGGCAAAGGAATCACTTCTTGATATTACGGCAGACGGAATTATCTCAGAAGAGGAAAAACCGGAACTAAAAAAAATCATTCAGACATTAGACGAAGTAAATGAGATCACGCAGAATCTGAAAAATTGGATTGAGAGAAATCTGGAATGAGGTGCTTGGTATGGAAAATGCAAACGGTGTAATCAAAAAGCTTACATCTGCGGAACGTTCTTACTATACAGCCGCTGAGGTCAGAGAAATGATGGGTGTGAGCAGGGATACGGCATATCGCATGATACGTTCCCTTAGATCGGACCTGATAGCCGATGGAAAGCTTGCCAAGGGGTATCCGACAGGGAAAATCCCCAAAAAGGCATTTAACAAATTATATATGATTGAATGAAAGGGGTGGATACGATGGCTTTTTACAGAATCTGTCCGGATTGCGGAGCGTATCTGGATCCGGGAGAACAGTGCAGTTGCCATGAAGAATGTCTGATCGAAATGGAAAGAAAAGAAAAAGCAACTGCATTTGTTGAAAAGATGATGAAAGAAGAAAAAAATGGCCAGCTTCGCCTGGCGGTATAGGAGGGAAAGATGTTAACACCAAAAGATCTTGAAAAATATCATCAGGCCGCAGAGCGGATCCTGAATGCAATGGACAACAGCCCGGTGCCGATCAGCTGGCACGAAATGGACAGAATGGCATTGCAGAGCGTTATCGCAAAGGAATTGATTCTCATTGACAAGGAGGCAAGGAAATGAATGTATGCAAGGTGCCAGATATGTGCAAAGACATGGAATATAAGTATATCACAGAAGATTCCAAAACAAGGGTATATCTGTCCGTGGTGCGAGAATTCAATGAGGCAGAATATGAGAAATACTACATCCGCAAAAAGAAAGAGAAAGTGAGAAAGAGAATCCTTTTTATTGCAAGAGCTTTGAAGTATGCACTTCCAGTCCTGGCAAGCACGATTCTTTACAATATGCTTTCAAATAAGCTTTATCTCGAAAGAGGAAGCTATGAAATTGGCTCAGAAATAGTTTTTGTTGGAATATTCGGCATCGCACTGTTTGGGTTTCTGAATTGGTTTATAGGAGGTGATGAACATTAAAAAGGTCTTGGATGATAAGGGGAAAGCGGAGTGTAGACGGCACCCACGATCCTATCCAAGACCAGTCAGAACTTTTAAAAACAGGTTATCGACCCTTTGTTTTTAAAGTCATCGTCATTTTATCACAAAAATAGGAGGTTATCAAGTAGATGAAAGAGGTTTTAGGAAGCTTGCCGGAAGTTATTACGGCATACAAAAATTACAATCTGCTGGTTCCTACAGCAACGGACGTGCAGCTCAATCCATTCTACAAATTCCATGTAGAAGAGGTTCCAGTCGATCTGGGTGAGAACAGCGGAGACATTTTCAAGGTTGGTTCAGTTAAGACTGGGAAGCAGGATGAGAGAGGAAAGGATATCTGGGAAGATGTGTTTTCCTTATCTAAGCCATTGCTCAACAAAATGGCTATGGCAGCCGGTATCCAGTTCAATCCAAAGGAAACATATGGTGAGCGTATCGACCGGGT